CTCCGAGTTACTTCCGTTTGTTTATCGATCCAAAATACAGGTCTAATCTAGCAAGCAAATCAGAACGCATCCCTTCAATGTTAGTAACTAGTCGCTGCTCTGTATCCTTGAGCTGCTGATTACTAACTTTGTCTGTGTAGAGGAATAAAACTCTACTCTCAAGCTCTTTGTTCTGTGTTCGGATATCTTGGATAACTAGCATACCAAGTGCCATAACTACAGAGAGAAGCCCAATAGCAAACTTTTCCCATAAAGCTGTAATACGGTTGTTCGCAGAATCATCGGACATTATAGAGAGCCTCTTGTTTCTTTTTGTTATCCCTAATCTTATTCATCTGATTTTCCCACTTAGCAATACAACCTACATTAGTGTTCTGAGCAATAGCTAAGTCGATAAGACTCTCGCCAGCACTTACTGGTTTACAAGGGTTTACCAGCAGATTGTCTGGTGGAAAGACATTGGTCACTGTCGGGGTAGACACTACACCAGCCGTCGCGAAGCAGCCCTGTAACATTAGGACTAAGAAGCCCATCATCAGGCAAGAAATTACTTTCATCTTTAATAGTCTCGTTTTGTTTAGGTGCCACAATAGTGACAACTTTGCTTGGTGTTTTCTTTACTGTAGCTAATTCTTTAAGTTGACTGTTTACAGGAGAGATCCCTTCATCAATCTTATTCTTCTCAGCCACAAGCTCAGCACCAGATTGCGAGTCAATCTGACAACTCAAATCCTTTAAGTTAAGGGATTTTTGCATATCAGAATTGACGTTAATAGCTTGGACAAGTGCTTGCTCAGCTATCACCTTATCGTCGTGCAGAGATAGAGATAACCAGCCTAAACCAAGGGTACTTGCAGATAGTCCAAGAATAATGTAGAACATCCAGCTATTGAACATTCTCTTCATCCTCATCTTCTTTGAACTGCTTAAGGAATTTGCCAATACTTCCCAAGCAAGCAACAAATCCCATAGCCAATACAATGTACATAGGACTCAAACTGACAAGACCCATACCAAAGGCTAAGCTGATTCCATAAGCTAATGCAATTAGCACATTAGCCAGAAGAGAGATAAATGAATAACTACGAAGTTGGGCTTTCCAGTCACTTACCACTTTTGGTTTTGTTAGCTTCATTGGCTAAATCCTTTACTTCTTGTGGGACATCACCTATACACCATCGGTACTCTGCTGAAGCCCTATTAACCAGACCTTTGATAATAACCTTCTGACCTTTCATATTCTTGCCATAAACCCATTTATTGAGTTCATCACAAACAAGGTCATGTCTACCAGCATTAAAATGTTCCAACATTGTGCTAGACTGTAAATTACCAATACCTTTGTTAAAAGTGAAGTCTAGCATTGCTCCATATTCCCAGTCTGACTTGAAAGGAACTTTGGTTACAGAACGAAGTTGTTTATCATGTTTGATTAGATCATCGGCATACTTCTGAATGCATTGGTCGTAAGTAAGAGACTTCCCAACCTTAACATCTGGTCCTGTACTCCCTAGACAGATAGTAGGAACACCACCTGTATCTAGGTAAGTTTTCAGAACAGGTTGTCCATTAGGTGCTTCTGAAGGTGCTGTAAGGAAGGCACCGGCTAGCGCAAGAGAGCTGGCCAACCCAACCCCAAGAAGCTTTTTATACAAATTAGAGTTGGTTGACATATCAAACCTTTATTTATTTACCAAGTAATAACATTAACTTGCGCATTAGTTGTAGCGGCATCTACAGCCGCAAGTTTAGAGGCAAGTTTGACTTGGGCAGTTTTGATATGCTCATTCATGTCAATCATCACCTCCATAATCTCAGTTGCTGTATGAGGGGTCCATTCATAACGAGTACCATCCGAAGCCCAAAGTGGTTCGCTAGCTGAGGTTGCTAATGCAATGTCATACCTAACTTTAAGGTTAACCTGATCTACTAGTCGGCAATCATAGTTGTATATGGCACCAAGCGCATCAGATTGATAGCTTGAACGAGTGATTTCATTTGAGCAAGCGTCACGCATCTCTGACCGCTTGTCATTAGCTACATCAACCAACGGTCTTTCTGGGGGGATATCTTCAACCCAACAGGGCTTGCCCTCCGCTGTTGCACCAATCTTAAAGCCCATAGGGGCTTGTACTCGCCAATACGTCAGCGTCTCTTCTTCGGTTAAAAGTACTGCCGTAGGTGGCCAGTTTCCCCCGTTGTAAGCCCCATCGTTCCATTCCTCCGGGATAAAATAACAACCGTCCGAAACAAAATAAGCGAGACCAGTCATGGGGAAACTCCAACAGCAAAGTATCTAATGTTTGTACCAGAGACAAGGGCTCCAGCTTGGTTATATGCCTGAACGAACACGGTTGAGTTTGTAGGCGCTTGGTGTGTCGTATTCACATCCACTGTTTGCAGTGCATTAGTTACCACGTTCAGCACTGTTCCGAACGGTGTGGCAAATGTAGCGGTGATTCCTGATGCGCCAGTCACAACCGAACCCCACTGGATGAGCAGGCCACCGGGCACATCAGGAATCCTGATGAAATCTGTGGTTGTAAATACCCTTTTACTAAACAAGCTCATCACAGCAGCAACACTAGGCACACGGGTAGCATCTGTCCCTGTTGCCATTTCAGCATTTGTTGCCAACTCTACAATACCAGCCAGTGTGGTTGTAGCAAGGTCTGGACTAGCAAACGCCAACTTCCAATAAGTGTCTGTAGTATCTGTTACAGGGTTTTGACCAACACTGTCTGCAACAGCTACATAGATCTTACCGTCACTTCCTTGTACGTAAGACCGTACGCCAGAGGCTGTAAAATAATAGTTAGATGCTACATCCCATTCACTAATACCCTTCTGGAACAAGTGTAAGATTGCATTGTCTTGACGATTCTGTGACCAGTTTTCCCACTGGAAAGGGGGTACTTCTGCTGTCCAACCTGTCTGCTTCTTTACGTCACTGGGTGCTACAATTGCACCACCCGATGCCCAAACGTATGAAAAGTCAGGCTTATTTACTTCTGCTGCCATTATTAATTTCCTTTAAAGAAGCTGACCATATTGTCCGCCCAACGATAAATCACTTAAATCTCCATAGCCTCGGGCATTAGGAGCACCCTGAAAACCAAAATAGTTTTCAGCAATAAATTCACCAAAATTGACTCTTACGCCAATTGGTTTAGGAACAAATCTTGAAGGATACCCTGAGGAATAAGATGTGTAATTAAGCAACACTTTCTCAAAGGATGTGAGTTCTCTTCCCATCATCAACGTAAACTCAGCATTCCCTTCAGCTACAACTAAGTTGATATTAATATCAAATACAAACTGCATGAATTCTATGAATTGATTTGGTGTTGCATTGGTATTATTTTTAATAATCTTAGCTTTAATGAACAAACGATACTGTTCATCTGTTAAAAGGGTGTTACCAGCTAGTGGATTATTGATATCGTAATACGGTCCACCTAAAGACGGGTTGTTCAAGTCCCCATAGGACTGAGCATCTGGATAACCTTGGAAGGCAAAGAATACCAACAATGCTGTATCAACAAGCTCTCTTGGTTGCCCTACAATATCTCCAATGATATCTAGTTGAGCGCCTACAGCTGTATCAATAGAACGCTCTTGCATCAGTTGACGGAAGATTTCTTGAAGTTCAATCTTCCCGCCGAGGAGAAGCTGGAGGTAGCGGTCGAATATAGGAGCAGACTCAGTTTTGAACTGCTCCGTGACTCTTGATCTAGCAACAGAAAGGTAGTCTTCTATGTTGAAAATATTCAGTTCAGACATGAAAACTCCTTACGTGATCACGATGTTAGTTGCACTGATACTTGCAATACTATCGAAAGGTATAATTATGTTCGTGGTTCCAACAGGGCTAGGCGATGTACCAATCTTTAACGAGACAACTTCATGACCGTTAATACTGTTGATCGGCGTATACAAACGACTGTAGATAACATCATCGCCAGTGCCAAGATTATCTGCAAAGTATTGAATGATTGCGCTTTTAATCGCATCATTGCCATTTGCTGGGAAGTTAACATCTGTGGTGATATCAACACTAATGTAGATTACAACAGGCGTTGGTCTGGAGAAACTTACGTTATGAGGAAAGCCTTGCACGTCGTTAATTGATACAGTAGTATTGCCATAACTCAAAATACCAATTGGTTTGTTATCCCAAATAGCATTAGCAATATCTGTACTCAAACCACCAACAACAATAGGGAGGAAGCTATGTGCAGGAACACCATTACCATCTACAGCGCTTGTATCATTCTCATAGATAGTTACTTCACTGACATTATCCAAGTTGATAAGTGCAGAATAAATAGCATCAAGAGTGTTGGTGGCTCTATCAAACTTACCGTTACGAAAGCGTAGACGAAGCTGTTCGTCTGTCTCACGATCTTCACCGGGAGTGGCTGGAACAGGGTTAATTACGCTGTCCCATCCAAGCATTGGTGTGAGAATTGTATCAATAGTATTTGCTGGTTGGACGACAATACCAGAATCAACAGCGACTACTTCCCCAACGGCTCTTACCTTGTTAATACCAAGATTAACTGAAGTAGTGAAGTTTACGGTTTGGAAGATATCATTACGATCAATTACTAACGTGGTGCCAACAACAGAAGCTGTCAGTGTCGGGTGAGCACCAGCAATAACACTTTGCAATCCAGCCAAGATTTCAGCAACCGTAGCACTCGCATCAGATGTAAATGTGATGGTGTTAGAGGTTGTTGTATTGGCATAAGTGATGGTATAAGCTGTGCTATTCTGTAAGGTGACTACTGATACGGTTATGCCGCTAGCGTTGCTGGCAGCTAGAGAAATAGCGCCAGTTGTAGTGAATTGTTCGCCAGTTGTAGAGCTACTTACAGTTTGTCCAACTGGGATAAGAACGTTAGTGTCACCAGCTACTAGAATAGAGGAAGTTGTGAAGGTTTGTTCTTTACGTGTCAGACCAGCATAAGCTACAAGGTTATCAAGAGCAATACCTGTTGCAGAGTTTGGGTCAAAGGCTGCATATACTTCTTGAGCAGCTTCCCATAGGTCGGCTTCACTTGGAGCAGCCAGGGAGATAAGTCGTCCCAGTGCAGAACTATCTGATGTGTCTACGATATCATTAGGTTGGACTAAATCTTGAAAGAGTTGTACAGCCAAAGCCCTGTCATCGGCTAAGATATCAGCTAATCGCTTGGTGACAAAACCTGAATTAGTTACGCCTGCCATATATTGAATCCTTTAAATTAAATGTTTACGGTCAGGGGCTCAGAGACAGTTCCATCTACAACCTTAATACTGAATACAAGGGTGTATTTACGAGTACTGGATAGGGTTGAACTCCAAGATACAATCTCTCTCACACCGGAATCAGACAGCACTTGTTGTTGGAGGATCAAATCAACTCCAGCTTTAGAGATATTCTTTTTTGCGATAATACGTTGTTCGTAAGGTATCCCGTAAGCTGTGTTGATAAACCACTCACCCAGCCAAGTTCTTAGTTGTATAAGAAGACGTTGGCCCGTCACTTCTACACGAGTCTGTGTAGTGTCTTCTTTAAGAAGTGGCCCGTTGTGCCAGATGATATCGTTTGGTTCTGTATAGCTAAGTTTGAAATCCAAAAAGTATCTCCTTATGCTGTAGGAGTACCTGAAGTACCGCTGCCAGTCGTGACGCCGATATGTTTGTGTGTAGAAAATGGTATTCCGTTGAAAGTTGCGATACCTGTGATTGTATAATTACCAATCTGTACAAGATTACCTTGAAGATTAATATTTCCTAGCCAATCGGTGGTGCCAACATCCACAGTCATGGTTTGTGAGGTCAGCTGAATACTTTCATTAGCATTCACAATGGCGTTAGAACAGTTGATAGTTACGTTTTGATTAGATGTATTAATCTCAATACTACCATCAGCTTTCAATCTAACTTCACACTCTGCACTACCCAAATTAGCGAACATTACGACATCATTGATAGCATGTGTAAGAACATGCTTGCCGGGGTTGTTCACGGCTGAACTAGAAGGTTGAATACCCGGAAGAAAGATTGCATCTCCCTTATCCATTTTAGCGAAGTTCGTAGGACTTACAGGACGACCGTTACCGCCCTTCCAACTGTCCATACTTCTCATGGAGAAAATAGCTAAACCTGTATCCCCAGATTTAATTGGGAAAGTCATACCACCTGTACTGGAGACAGGGAAGCTTACTGGTACGCCTAAGATAACAGGCCGCTCTTTGACTGTACCATCTTTAAACTTTTGGTTGATAGTAGGCTGAATATCAACCATCTGACCATCTCTTACACTAACAACAATACAAGGGATGGCTGTATATAAATTCTGCATTTGAGAGTTGAATGCAGATATAAGTACGTCTTGAATTACATCTGCGGTCATGTCACACTCACTTTCTTAATTACTTCTGCACGGATTTCTGTAGTCCAGTCATTTGAACGCCATCCACCCGAGTGTCGAATGTCTGTTACTTTATACCAACCATTGAACAGTGTATCTTCAATCTTAATAATGTCGCCAGCACGAATATCTGAGTTCAACAGAATCTTCATCTGGACACCGGGCTTCTTTGCCTTATCTTTCTTAGAACGTTTTCTGTCCCCGGATACTCGGTAAGGAAGTTCAATCAGGCCTGAGTATTTAGATATAATATAGGCCTGATTGAAGTTTTCAGAATTTCCCCTATCATTATCATGAACGTACAAAACCCCCTCCTCAAGCTGCCAATCTAAATTATACTTCTCAGATAACTCATCTAACATCTCTTTAGGTGTACCGCTCATTGGATATCCGTAGATAATCTGATTGCTCAGGTTAACTCCATTATAGACTCCACGATTGGCACCGATGGCTTTCCGTAGAAACTCCACAGCAGCTTTTACATCTTGTCCGGGAGGGACTAAGGCAGACAAGACTTCATGGTTTAGCTCAACATACCCAGAACCCATTGTGATGTGAGTAACCCTATCTGTTCCAGACTTACGCGTAGAGACATTATTAACCTGTCCAGAGAAAAGTCTTTTAACACCGCCTGTGTCTAAATAACCGGCACTAAAGACTGCTGCTGGGTAAGCAACATCAAACAGTGCAATGTGATCTTCCGATAGATTGGTAATCTCAATGGAAGCTGAATTAGTACGTTTTTTATTATCTGTACTTTTGCTGATATCAAAGGTTACTTGTAAGTCATGTATCTCTAAGGCATTACCTGTGACCGTATCCCCAACGATCAGAGAGTACACCCTGTTCTTTTGGAAAGGGTCCATAGTTAATCCTCAGTGGTGTAGATGAAGAAGAGATTATAATACTGGTCAATAGAGTCTGGGTAAGTCTTGTAGGGTTCAGATGCAATATTAGCCTTTTCTTCCATCAATATAAACCCAGTCAACGGGAAGATTGCATAATCCAGAAAGATTGGGTAGTTAGGAACTAATGCCTCTCCCATAACGATTGGATTATTATCTGCATCAAATAGGTTGATGAAATATAGTCTTGAACGCTCATTATAAGTGAACTCGAAAATATAAGAATCACCTTGAAGGGCTATCGAGTAGGTGTAATAAATATCCGGAAAAAGAGGCATTGTAATATAGTGGTCAGCCATTTATGTTATACCTCCCGAAGATTTCGGTCTTTTGGGGTCAATATCCCCGGGAGCTGTACCAACGTCTGGTGTCCCATCTTGATTACCCTTAGTAGTCTTACTTGAAGACTTCTTCTGTATAGGTTCAGCAACATCTTTCGGGATCGTTGTTTTGCGTAGCTGAGGGAAGGTGACTTGCTCGAATGTAAAATTGCAGTACAAACCGTAGCCCGTATTCTGATCTTCTCTGACAAGCATACTAGTCATAACAAGATTAATCTGAGGCTTCCTAATAATAGCGCCATCAAACTCATATATGGTGATCAGCTGAATATTAGGATCGAACTGCTTAGTCTTCTCGTTGAACACTTCCCCGGACATTAGATTTCTAAGAATCAACTCAATTTGGTCTAGTTGATCCTCTCGTCTAATATCTATAGTGACAATGGGTTTAACGTCAGGAAAGAACTGACCGATACTGCTAGGAATCAATCTACTTAGAACACCATTATCCGTGCTTTGAATAGACACAGGAGCTGGTGCTATATGGGCATTAAATGCTGTATTACCTTCGGGGTCTTCAATCAAGTAGGTGATGGTGGAGATATCTACTGCTGTGATTACTGCTGTGATATTAAACTTACTGTTGTTTTTAACAAAGTGATCACTGATTAGTCCCGCACCATCAATAGGGTGTGAAGTGACTTTACCTGTGTGACTCTGTGTATAAGCAGTTACAGCATCTAGGTAAATTCTTCCTGATGTGTCAATATCACCTGTACCATCACCCCAACTTATCATTAACGACATGTGCAATCCTTATTCTTTTTGGGGAAATTGTACAGAAGCTTGCTCTAGTTGTGCCCTAAACCAGTTACCAAGATCTTCGGCTTGAGTTTTAACATCCATATTAGCCAATGTAACAGGGTCAACGTTAATGCTAATATCAAATTGATTAGTAGTCACAATAGAAGCGCTTGCTTGCTCCTTGGCTAAGTCCATACCCATATTCTTCTGGTTATCATCATAACCTTCAGGGTCGTGGTAAAACAAAGAACTAGGGTCTCCGTAAAGAGCTTGTTGACGTTCTTTTGCCCGGTTAAGATTTACCCCTGTGTTGTTGACAACAGCACCTATTACACCTACTGGACTTTTGTAGCTACCCAAACCGAACGGGTCAATTTCAGGAATATCTTCTAAGTCGGTGGTGGTGGCTGTTGAAGTCCCACTCTTCCAGCGCTGAAATTCCCCAATAGCATTCATGATCTTAGCAATTTCTTCTGAAGTGCTTTTAAGAGTGGGTAGAAAATCAAATTGGATAGATGAGATATCTGTAAAGATTTGTTTGATATCTTTCCAGTCTTGTTTCAAATCTTCAGTCTTGTCTTTACCAAGCCAATCAGCTACAACACTATCACGCCCTTCTAATGCTCGCATGAATGACTGAGGCCAAAGAAGTAAGTCATCTGCCCATTTAGTGGCTTCATTAAAGCCTTCTGACAGACCCTTAACCAAATCACTGCTTTCACCCAACCCAGCGTTCAGAGTACGGAAAATACGGGCGAAACCTTCTTCCACACCTGAGTTTGAAGCTACTACAGCAAGGTCGTTTACAGTATTTTGATAGCGAGCTTGTTCGGCTTGGGAAGCTTGGGAAGCTATACCTAATGCCCCACCCTTGTTTGCTCTTTCTGAAGCCGCTGTACCAGCATAGGTCAGAATATCACTTGTTACCTTACCCTTCTTCATATCAGCCAAGAGCTGTTGAATTGCCTCAGTGCCAGTCTTATTACCACCAATCTTTGTTTGATATGCTTGAGCAAACAGTGCTGTGCCACCGGGGAGTGCCTCTGCGATCTGTCCAGTAAGTTCCTCAGACATCAACTTACCCTTGCCCGCAACTTGGGACAAGGCACGGAACAAACGGTTCTGAGTAGTCTTGTCGAGTTTGTTTACGCGGGCAAGTTCAGCAAAACCAGAGAATACTTTCTGACTTTCTTTTAAGCCAATACCAGAACCTGTAAGGCCTGAGATTAACTTGTTATAATCTTGGGAAGCGTCGAGGTAATTAAATCCTACGCGCCGGCCTTCACTACGGAGATACTGGAAGGAGTCAACACCTTGTTGTGCAGTACCACCGGCTTGTTGAACAACAGCGGAAGTTTGTAGTTGGGCAGATACGACTTGTTGGTTACGTTCATTAAGATTAGAAAGACCATAGCCTCCAAGACCTAATGCAATAGCCGGCCCAAGTAGGCTAGGCATTCCACGACCACGTACAGCACCAGCAGCTACCCCTGTTACAGCAGCTTCCCGAGTACGACTACCTTGTGGGTTTACAGGGGGGAGATTTGGGCGTAATGGAGGTTGAATATTTGGACGAAGTGTGTGTGTAGCACCAGCCCGTGCCATTGCTACACCAACTGTCTGATTCAATGCAGCTTGGTTTACAACAAACCTATTGATATCAAAGACTACACGATTACTAGCCATGTCCAAAGCATTACCCAGAACAAGGTCGAGTTTACGTTGGTCAACAGTGAAGTTACCAATCCCTAAACTCAGGGAATTGCCAAAACCGCTAAACCTCTTAAGTTTCTTTTCTAGGGTTTCTAAAGTCTTATCAACTTTTTTCAAACCTCTAGTATCTACATCAAACCCGATTGACGCGAAATACTTGGCTATTTGCAATGTCTATTACTCCGTCAATTCGGTTATTTCTTGTTCTTATCGATAGCTTGTTTCTTTAGGCTGTCATAGACATCTAATTGCTCAAGCATACTATAAAGCTGTTTTGTAGAATATTTCCAACTCATATCGGCAGCTATATCTAGTCCACCTTTATCGTGCACTGCTATTCTATATATCTGCCAAGGCTGGGAGAATTTATCTTCAATTTCTTTATCCAGCCTTGTTTTACTTCCCGATTCAGGGTTGTCAATTACTCTTCTGAATCGGGTTGTTGAAAAACTTCTGCAAAGTTAAACTGCAACACCTCTTGATAAAGCTTTTGAAGGTGTCCATATTTACGAGAGAACGTTACGTCAAATACTTTCTCAGTGATTTGCATGTTGTCTTTGGATACATGGTTGCAGATTATTTGCCTCATCATTGCAAGGTCGGGCTTACCTTTATCCAAAGCTTCCTGATGCTTCTCTAGGAATGCCAAGCCCTGTGTTGCAGGCATGGCTGTGCAAAGATATTCTTTATCTTCAACAGTGATTGTAATTTGTTCTAGTGCTTGAAACGTTGCCATTTATTTTATCTCAGAGTGAAGTTAGAAAAGACTACCGATGCTGTCAATGGCTCCACTGATTGCATTAGTTGCAGCATCAAATAAGGAGCTATTCGGACGGCCATTACCACCAACTACATAATCAGTTGTGGTTTGGCAAAAGATTTCCCAAGGTCGGTCTTGAAATTGACCGCTAAATGTTGCACTTGGGAAGCCTGTGACATAGGCTTCATCAGATGTGAATGCACTGCTACCTGATTTATCAATCAAAGTTAAAGAAATCCTTGCAGTACCATTGATAATATCTTGAGTAAGTATCTCAGAGAATACATCATTACCGGGACTAGTTTGCATTAAACTGATAACAATAGTTGCAGATGTGTCTGTGTTTTGTACACGAGTGTGTTTACCTCGAATACCCTTCACAGTAAGGAAGGGTCTAGGTCTTGTAATTATGATGTTATTCCAACCAGCGAATATATACCCACCAATTACAAGTTTTACATCTTGAGGACTATATGTATAACTATTCATTAAAATAGATCCCCGACAACACCACCCGCCAATCCGCCTGCAATGTTAATCAAGTCTTGTAAGATACTACTAGGATCTTGGTTGCTGCCAACATTAAGGGCAGACTGTGTGGCCCGCAATATCCATACTCGTGTATCCATTGACGAACTTTTAGTTACTGTTGGTACACCTTCAATCCATGCGCTGGTTGAGAAGAACAAGTCAGTGCCTGACAAGTCCTTTATAAATAACGGGAATCGACCTTTCTTGGTAAGCTCATCAAGCAACCAGAACTTTGTCAATACATCATTTGAAGGGGAGCCACAGTGGAAAGTTAGTGCGATGGTGTAGGTTTGACTCTTATTGAAAAGTCTAGAGGGAACTCCATCAGCAGATTCCCCCATTGTAAATGGAACTTTATCTTTAACAATAGAGATAAAAGTTCCATCAGCAAATCCGTCTAATTTGATACCGAATGCCATACAATTAACATCGTCTGGGCAATAGTTCGCGATGGTGCTCATAAAATCTTCCTTAAAATATAGGGGTTTTGAATTATTCCATCACCCCTAATACTAACGATTAAGGATTCAAACGCCATCTTTCATCCACTGTGCCGCCCGCTGCTTCAACAGCTGCAACTTCGGCAGGTGCCAACGGCATGTTACCACCAACAAACAAGTCACTGCCAAACAGGTAGATTTGCCAATCACGTGTGGAAGTATCAGAGCTAAATGCTACAGTAGGAGGGGCCGCGATGATTGCACTGTTGGAGGATGCGACAGTTTGCCCACTCAAATCTCTGATTGTGACTGAGAAAACCCATGTATTGTCGCTAGTTTGGGCGTCGGCAATTTGAAGCTGTTGTAGGACGGTATTAGATGGAGAGTATTGATGCAAAGTAACATCAACAGTCATACCAGTTACTTTACGTTTCACCCTCGCGAATGATGATCCCCCAACTCCTTGATAAGGTGTGGAAGTTGGAACGAGTCTATTAAGTGATGCAAATGTTCCGTCAGCGAAGCCAGTAACAGTATGAACAAAGTCACCTTTTGAAATTACGATAGTAAAATCATCCGGGCAATAGTTTCCGATATACGAAGTAGCCATTTTATTTCCTATGCATATTGAAAATCTGGATGATTTTCTTTTATTCTTGAATTGATAATATATTTGGAGTAGCCAGTAGCTTCAGTTGCCTGCTTTATGCTATCAAATTTAATATCATTGATAATTACAGAAATGGATGATGGATGATCTTTTGGATCAATACCGAACATGTGGTTCTGCTCAGAAGATTGTTCTCTGTAAGATCTTTTAGCTTCAACATAGCCCTTCTGCACTCTGTTATTCACAGTTGCATATGGTATACCTAGATTAAGTGCTGCTAAGCTTCTGTTTGTAAACCAAAAACCACTTACATAAACGGGATTAACTGCTTCGGTACGGTCGTAGACTATATCTTTCCTTCCACGAACAATGTCTCCAAGAGTTCCTTCTCGTTGCCTGTTCTTGTAAATATGCGTAGTAATATTTAAAGCTCTAATTGCAACTCTTCGAACAGGGAACCACCAACCACTCACGAATACTGGAGTATCCCGTTTACTGGATGCTATCGTGTAACCACACCCTGATTCACCACCGGGTTTTATATTATATCCAAGATTACGGGTACGAGTCTTATATAAATTAATAGCTCTAACTTCTAAATCAAGGATATAGTCTTTTTCACCAACACAAATAATTTCAAATTCAAAATTTTCTCTTCCGTGTTTATCCATAGCAGTGCGAATAACTGTCTGGTTGGTTTGTTTCGACTTGGAAAAGTGTTTGGATTTTCTCCTCTTTACGTCAGAGGTAATTCCAATGTAGAGTTTATTATTTACTTTATTGGTAATTTTGTATAAGTAATAAGGTTTCATAGAGCCTCCTAGATAAAATCATTGTAGATCATAACACCTAAAAGGCTCTGTGTAAAACCCTAGACCGAGAGATAAAACTGGATGGAAACGCTGCGAATGGCGCCTTGCAAGCGAGCTTGAATAACAAATACACCAGCAGCACGTTGGGCACGGAGGGTAGCCGGAATCGACAATACTGGTGGTGTCGAAACTTTCCACCCGCTATCAATCATGCCGTTACTTTCAGCCAAGGAAAGTACGGAACGAATCTCATTTTCAACAATTAAAAGTCCCGGATCGGTCATCGGAATTTTCAAACTGTTGATGATGCGGAAGTAAATACCTTCCTGAAGTCGTGCTTTCAACCAGTCTTTCGAAATTTGGATGTCGATTGGCTTCGAATCAAACATGTTACCGTCTTGGAAGACATCAACACCACCTTTACGGCGGAAGAAGTTCCACGATTTGGCACGCAAGTTAACAATCTGTGTCGGGCTAAGGATACTACGAGTAACGCCTACAGCACGCTTAAAGTCCCAGTCATTGGAGCCAGGAGTAACAGCCAGCTGACTACCGGACCAAGCTGCTTCAGGGAATTCAGTTGCAGCAGTTGCAGACCACACACCAAATGTACGACCAGCAGACTTAGCATTAAGTTTGTAGCCAATATCTGTAATACCATTAGTAGGTGCAACAACGTCAGCAGAAGACAGACCATAGATCTTATCCATTGCTTGAATGGTATCGGACAGAGCTTCTTGTTCAGCGACTACTTGAGTTTCAGCAGTCAGCTCATACCAGATATCATTATCTGCATCGACTGCCAGAAGTGCAGCAGGCCAAGTTTCAGTGGCAGTGTTTACACCAACAAGGTTGGTTGAAGTAATGACACTCCAAGCAGTACCAAGGACAGTGGTGGTCAGGATCAGGGTGGTTGTGCCGGTGACAGTGATGCCAGCGGGGGAACCAATAGCTGCTTTCAAACCAGTTACGATAGTGGTTGCAGTAGCACCTACACCAGAGGTAAAGGTGTAAAGTACGTCGTTAAGAGTAACGGTATAAGCTGTGCTATCAGCAACAGTTGGTGTAAAGACTACACTATCAACTTGACGACGACCAACAACCAGAGACGGGATTGGTGCACCAATTACAGAGTCTTGACCGAAGGCTTTACTAGCCATCTTGTAGACATTACTGGTGGTTGCAAAGTCTGCACCAACTTCTGTAATACTCAGGTAGGTACGAGCACGTTCAGAAAAGTTAGTGAACGTAGCAAGGATAAGGGGAATTGCGAAGCTAGCCGTAGCAATAGCAGTGGTCTGATCGGTAATAACAACTTGTACTACATCATCAAGGTCATTGGACATGGAAGAACTCCTTAGTTAGTGGTGTATTCATATGAATAGCCTTCTTTATTTTGGTAAAAATACTGTCTTAGAGTATTATATGGAACACTCGTGACTAAGGATGCTGCCCTTAAATCATCATATGTAGTACCATTAATTACTGGTTTTCTTTTAGGTGGTATATTACGGAACTTTGAGTTTTCTTCAAACTTACCTAAAAGAATGTACTTTCTGATTGTCTCTTTAGGTTTATTAAAAACCTCTGAAGCTTTTGTGATGCTATAAAACCAAAAACCTTTAAAATATACTGGACTGTCCATCACTGGTGATGGCTTTGGTCTACATATATCCCCAAGAGTCCCAGCTTTCTTCCAAATATAAAACACGTTTGTGTTAGTTATATCAAGAGCTTCGCAGGCAGTTCGTTTATTAGGGAACCAAAAACCAGAGACAAAACAATCATAATCATCTGATCTTTCCTTGACTTTCCCTACACTTGCCCCCTCACCACCTTTTGATATATTGTATCCACTTTCAATGGAGTCATATAATTTAATGGCTTTCACTTCAAGGTCGAAGATATAGTCTCTATTACCGATGCAGAGAACTTCAAAACTAAAACTATCAGGTCCGTACTTGAGAGCAGCACTTTTAATTAAAGAGATTCGCCCTTTCTTTGGTTTTTCATATAGGTGCTGTCTTTTTCTTTTTTCAGGAAAAGCGGTTACACCAATATAGAGTTTACCATTTACAAGGTTTGTGATTTTATATAGGTAATAACTCACCACAAACCTCGCTACGGATAAATGATACTTTCTGGAATTTTTATAATTACTGGAATCTCTGAAGTCTCATCAGCAATGACTGCGCCTTCAACAACGTCAACAAGTTGGTCAGTAATAACGATGTAGTTAAATGTTACATCAAGATTATGATACTCAACCCATTTGGTATCTCTTTTCTGAGGTGCCCGACGAATCTGACTTTTCCTCATCAACCCCAATTTATTTCTTTGTAATTCTAAACGAGTCAAAGGGTTGTTATTAATGTTCTGTGTGAAGCTTTGTGACATATCTCCACTCAAGCTTCCGATGAAACTTAGTTGGCACATGACCTCGTAAGCCCCTTGAAACGTCAATGTTTCATTAGTATTAGCTAAGGTAGAAGTACTATGGTGACCTTGCTGTTCAATACTAAGGATGTTTACAACAACATAACTCTCAGCAGGCTCACTTCCGTTCGAATTACTGAAAATCACGATAGGGTTTGTAAATTCTGAAAGGGCTGCTAAAGCACCTTTACGGATACTCGCTCGGACATCACTATAAACTGACATCAATCACTTCCTTTCTTATCTACTTTAAAATCAACAGACTCATAAAGAAGTCCGCTATCAATCAGTGGGTTGTCAAACCCTTTAAGGTCAATCGTATAAGGGCTGTTCCGTGGGGAATCCCACAGCTCAACAGCTTCTTTCAAGTCAACCTTAGCCATGGCACCAATCCTTATGTACTCTTGTTTGAAGGTGCTTTTTCCCTCAGCAATACGCTGAATACTTTCAACAAAGTAGGAGCCATACAGTCCTTTTTTAATAGGAGCCATGAAACCAACTCTGATGGCTGGTCGTGTTGGGATATTCTGTGCTGGAACACCCTCCTCTTGCCATTGCCAGACCTGAGCAACAGAGAGGTTATCGTTATCACTTCCATAGTAGGTAGGTTCAACAATACCAACTTGGACTTCTAGTTGATTACCTTTGAGAAGTTCCTTCTTCATCTTCTCCCAACAAGACTTATCAACCTTCAACTTAAAAGACATTTTGCTATCCTTTAGTTTGGGGTGAGTTCTATGCGGGCAGAATAACTATCTTCCATTACATTCGAATACCCTTGGAGAAGGATTGTCATGTAGGGGTCTACGGTGGAGTTCCCATCTTTGTGGATGTTCTTATGGCAAGCTACGCAAAGAGTCACTAGATTGGTAGGAGTAAACCTTAGCTCTGGGCTTCTGATCCAAGTGTCTAAGTGGTGCACATTAAGTTCACCAGATTTCTGAGAGCACCAAGCACAAGTAAACAAATCGCGTTTCAATATTTCAGCGGATAGTGGTTTAAACTCAAGACGTTCTAGGTTATATTCTGTTGACATTGGAATATCTTCAGGCAGTCCACGCTCATGTCTTTTTGCTTTGTGCATATTCAGCATATTTTCACCAGCCTTATCTTTCTGCCAGCAACCACAACTTTTAATATCTCCATTTCGTAAGGACGTTATTCCTGCAAGAGTTTCGGAACCGCAATCACAAAGACACTTCCAGAATTGAGAATCTTGTTCTCTACTTATTACTGTAAGCCTTGTGAATTTCTGACCAGCAATATCTTGACGCCTTGATCTATTACTCTCTATACGCTGACAGCCGCAAGATTGTGTATTTTTCAAGCTAGCTTGTCGGATCACTGCTTTATTTCCACAATCGCATAAACAATTGAAGAAAATAACCCTTTGAATAGTCCTATTGTCTTGTGTGTATTGTTCAACTCTATTAAAAGATTCTACATAAAGCTTAAAGTTCTTTGTCCCAACTGCTTTATAGGTCTTCAATTAGGTGTCAACTCTACTCTTGTAGCTTTAATTTCCCAGTGATCGCGAATTGACATAGAGTACTTTTGGCTCTTCATAGCTTCATAAAGATCCCCGTCCCAATAGAATCTATCTGCGCCATGTGGATCAGCAGATCCTTCTTTCTTGACCCTAACTTCACTAGATGTAAACATCCACAACCAAGACTTAGAACGGTCGGACTCGGGCATAATACTCACTTGATAGTCTGTGAAGGGGTGGACGTTAGCCATAATATCAACTGTAGTCTCAACCCCTTCTACCCATTCACCATCTATATATGAACCTGCCGTATGCCGTAGAAGGGTTACAGGAACTTTTCTAACCAAACTAAATTCTGCAATTGACATTTAATTCCTCCTTACTCAAAAGCATCCAATTCCCATCCGATAAACTGGATGGCTGAATCAATGCCAAAGAATGTAGAAGCATCTCGTGTTGAGTTACCATGATTATAAGGCTTCTCACCCTTATCAAATCCTTGATAAATAGGTTGGATATTATTATCTTGATTGCTGTCATTATTGAACATGTCAGCTTTACTAATACCACCAGCATAAGGGATGATACGCGTAGACAATAGGCTTGCCGGGGTCTTGATAATATTCTGTAGAGCAGCTAGGTAAGCAGTAGAATAGCTGTTCCACACTTCATAGTTTCCTGCCCTTTCTCGGGTAGGATAACTAGCAATTCGTAATGAGATAATGATTGCAGCTTTGATTGCAGCTTGCCAAACATCACCATTAGTTGTTTCTAAAAGATATTCGTAGGTTTCATCATCTAAGATTGGATATAGCGGATTACCCGGAACATCGCCAACAATGATTTTAACCTTGTCTACATCAGTGAGCGCCATGTAGCCTCCTTATAAAGTAAAGGAGGGCAGACAAGCTGCCCCAATATCAACTTGCAGGCATAATCCCGGCAGTGATCAGTTTAGTCAACAAAGCATTATAAGCAGTGGTGACAGCGGTCAAACTAGCAAAGTCACCAGACTGTTGTGCAGTGAAAGTGATTTGTTTTACAATACCAGCAGTAGCGGTAGTTGCTGCAACAGTACCAATAGCGGTACGTACCGCAGATGCATCTGCAGCGGTGAGAACAGTACGACCAATAGCGGTAGAGTCAGTAATATCAGCAGCTTGTACCGAAGCACCACCACCGTTTACATCAGTGACAACACGATCAATAACAGTAAATACATCACCCCAAGAACGTTCTTGGATTGTAGTCTTTGCAATAGCCATTTTATACTCCTAATCTATTTAAACTGTAAGGGCACCTTTCGATGCCCTGTATCTTCAACTTAGGTCGAAGAAATCAGTTTAACAAGTACTTGTGGCTGAGTTGCGAAGTACAGAGGCGAAGTCTCTACTTGCATTTCGTGGAACTCATCTTTCGGGTCGGTGAATTCATAAGCGAACATTTCAACGCCCGGACCATTAGCACCCGACAGTTTGTTGCTTGGGCCGTAGTAACCACGGAACAAATCATTTACAACTGGGATGACGTGACCAGTGTCGGTAGCGACGGCTACTTCAGTGGTATCGTTAGGCAGTTTGAAGATATGATCGTAAGTGATGAAAGTTACACCTTTGTAGGTGAACTGGTCTACCGAACCCCAAGCCAAGAATTGGTTGGTGCTGTTACGGTTGATTTCAACTTGGGAAGCGTAGTACAGATAAGCTTGACGAATCTGTGGGTGGCTAACCAGTTTGTCAAAGAACGAACCATCTACAACAACACGAATACCACCACCAATTGCCGAACCAGTTTTCAGGTTGGTTTGCAGGTAACGCTTCAGTTGCGAGATTTTAGCATTGATATCGGTAGTTGCATCACCAAGATCAAAGTCAATCACTTGTTGAGTAACACCAAACTCAGTGAACATGTCAGCAATGACAGCACCATCTGGGGTCTTCATGATACCCTTAACAGCTTGGAGTTCCATGTACTCTAGCGATTGCTCTACTTGGGCTTTCATGTCGGTCAGCTTCTGTACACGAACACGGGCCAGCTGCTCAGGAGCGTCTGGGGTGCCCGGCATACGCCAGCCTTGAATATCTTCAGGGGTGATGTAGTCACTATGCTTGAAGTAGGCCAAAGGCAGCGAGAAAGTCTGTACTTGACGATCATTACCTTTAGTAGTCTCACGACTACGACGGGATACTTGCGGCAGCAGAGTGGTATCATTCATGCTCTTGTCAAAAACAATAGCAGTTTGAGTGGTGCCTTGAGTGCGGAACAGATCCATGCCACGGATCAGGCCAGCTTGGTTATCAAGGTTGTTGATTTCAGCGGTCCAATCTACGAGTTGGAAGCCATTACCATAACTACGGGTAGTTGCCATTATTTACTATTCCTTACGCGAATTGATTTGGTTGATCGATTACTTTGATGCCTACAGCTTCCATTTGGGCATATACAGCAGCCAGTTCAGGAGCAGTATCAACAGAAGCACCGAAAACGAGGTAGGCTTTACCTACACCAGCAGGGCCTCGGAACAGAACAGTCACGTTGGTATCAGTGGTAGCGGCGATGGTTTGTTTGTTGTCACCATCTGGTTTGCCAATATAAATACCAGCAAAGTTTTGACTACCATCAACAGCAGTAGCTTCAAGGATTTTGTATTTACCGTTAGCGGTTACTTTACCAAGAACAGTACCAATCACGTAGGATTTGATTGCAGCTTCGTTAGCTACAACTACATCACGGCAGTGACCGTATTCTGGGTGATCTTCATATTGCAGTACAGCGCCAAGGCGAGTAGAGCGAGTGTCAATTGCAGCCATATTATTTGAAACTCCTAGCTAGGATTTTATTGATAAACAATATTATTGTTTTTTACTTTTGTTAATAAGTT